TAATTGTTGAAACAACAGGGTCATCATCAATTACAGTTACAGAAGATGATATTATTGGTGGTTATACTTTAGCAAGTCCAACTAAAAATTCAAAATATAATAGAGTTATTTGTTCTTATGTTAATCCTGATAGAAACTATCAAGTAGATGAAGTTCAATTTCCTGAAATAGATGATAGTGGCTATTCAGCAGCAGACAAACACGCAGCTATGAAAACAGTTGATGGTGGATTCTTACTTGAAGGAAGATTTGATTTAAAGACAATAACAAGTCCATATCAAGCGTTAGAACTAGCAGAAGTTATATTAAGAAGATCAAGAGAAGCATTAGGTTTAACAATCAATGTTAGCTTTAGTGCTTATGATATAGCTATAGGAGATATTTTAGGAGTAACACATTCTTCATTAGGATTTAGTAATAAACAATTTAGAGTATTAGGAATTAATTTTAATCCTGATTTTACATTAGGTTTAGACTTAATGGAACATCAAGACTCTCATTATACTTGGGCTACCAAAACACAAGTAGCATCAACACCTAGTACAAACTTACCTAATCCATTTGTTATTCAACCACCAGCAAGTGTTACATTAGATGATGAATTAATTGAATATAATGATGGAACTGTAATTGTAGCTTTAAATGTAGCTATTGGTGCTAGTACAGATAGCTTTGTTGATTATTACCAAGTAGAATACAAGTTAAGTACAGATTCAGATTTTATTATTTATGCACAAGGTTCAGGATTAAATCATAGAGTCTTAAATGTAATTGACCAAAAGATTTATAATGTAAGAGTTAAAGCTGTAAATAGTTTAGGAGTATCATCAACTTATGTAACAGCTACTAGAACTATTATTGGTGCTATTGAACCACCACAAGATGTTGAAGATTTTTCTTGTAATATATTAGGACAAGAAGCACATTTATCATGGACACAAGTGCCAGATTTAGATTTAGCATACTATCAAATTAGATATTCTTCTTTAATAGATGGAACGGGAGATTGGGCAAACTCTGTATCTTTAGTAGAGAAAGTATCAAGACCAGCAACATCAATTAACGTACCAGCAAGAATCGGCAGCTTTCTAATCAAAGCAGTCGATAAACTAGGGAACTTTAGTTCTAATGCAACAGCTATTATTTCTAATGTTACAGGGATTCAAAATTTTAATACAATAACATCAGTATCAGAACACCCAGATTTTGATGGAACATTAACAAATACAGCAATAGTAGATGATACATTAAGATTAGATTCTTCTGAATTATTTGATGCAGCTAGTGGAAACTTTGATGCAGAAACAACTAGATTTTTTGATTCTGGTGTTGCTAATGCAGACTTCTTTGCAAGTGGTAATTACTTATTTGCAGATGTAGTTGATATAGGTGCTAAACATACTTGCAGACTTACAGCTAGTTTAACGCAAACTTCAGATGACCCAGATGATTTATTTGATAATAGAACAGGGTTATTTGATTCTCAAAATTCTAGTTTTGATGGAGATACACCAGCTAATTCTAATGCACATATTGAGATAGCAACAAGTGATGACAACTCTACATTCACATCTTTTCAAAATTTTGTAATTGGTAACTATACAGCTAGATATTTTAAATTTAGAGTTGTTTTAACTTCAAGCGATTTAGCTTCAACTCCTGTGGTATCAGCAGTATCAGTTACAATAGATATGGAAGATAGAATATTTAGTGGAAATGATATAACATCTGGTGCTGGAACTAAAACTGTATCATTTACAAACCCTTATAAAACTGTTAATTATGCAGTTGGAATTACAGGACAAGGAATGGCAACAGGAGATTTCTTTTTAGTAGAATCAAAAACTATTAATGGATTTAATGTAACATTTAAAAATTCAAGTGGTTCAGCAGTATCTAAAACATTTGATTTTATTGCAAAAGGGTTCTAAAAGGGATATAAGAAAACATTATGGCACAACACGATTATAACATAGCAAACGCATCATTCCCTACAGTTAGAACAGATTTAAACAATGTTCTATCTGCTATTAATTCAACTAATTCAGGTTCTTCAAGACCTAGTAGTGCTGTCGCTGGAACAATCTGGTTAGATACTTCTGGTGCTGCAACTGCTCAACTTCTAATGATGTATGATGGTGCTGGAGATATAACTTTAGGTACTATTAATTTTACAGCTAACACAGTTGATTGGTCAGACTCTAGTGTTACGATAGCTGATAATTCTGTAACTTTAGCAAAAATGGCTTCTGGTACAGATGGTAATATAATTTCTTATGATGCTTCAGGCGACCCTGTTGCTGTTGCTACTGGTAGTGATGGTCAAGTATTAACATCAACTGGTGCTGGTTCTCCACCAGCTTTTGAAGCATTACCAATTACTGCTTTTGCAAATGGTGTAAATAACAGACTTACAACAGCTTCTGCTGCAACTACTTTAAATGGAGAAGCTAATTTAACTTTTGATGGTTCAACTCTAGCTGTTACTGGTGCTGAAACTATTTCTACAACTTTAACAGTAGCTGGTGCAGCATACTTAACACAAGGTGCTATTACATCATCATCAAATGCTGTAGCTTGGGATTCAGCAGTTAAACCAAACGCATATCATGTAACAACTGAAAACACTACTTTCTCTGCACCAAGTAATTCAGTAGAAGGTCAATTTATTTCAGTAGAGATACAGTATGGTGGTAGTCATTCTATTGCATGGAATACAGTATTTGAATTTGCAGCTTCAACTGCACCAACAGCAACGTCAGCATCAGGTAAAACAGATATTTTAGTTTTTAGATATAATGGTGCTGTATGGCAAGAGGTAGGCAGAACTTTAAATTTATCAGCAACATAAGGATAATAATATGTACGCATTAGTAACAGATAACGAAATAACAAAATTAATCTCTTACCCTAAATCTATGGTTATAGGAGATGTTCAATACCCAGCTAAAATATTTCAACTTTGGTCAACATCAGAATTAAATGCAATAGGTATTTACGAAGTAGTATTTGATGACAGCAATAAAAAAAATGAACAATGGCATATTAATACTAATCAATCTTATGCTTTTGCTGATGGAACTGTAACAGCTTCTTATGGAACTGCTACACCAAAGGCTCATGCAGATAGTTTATGGACACAAGCAGATTCAGATGATGGAGATTTACCAGATGACAAAGAAGTTGGAGATGTAAAAGTCGAAGGATTAAAAACAACATTAATTAGAACTTTAAAACAGCAAGTAGCTGGAATACTATCTGATACTGATTGGTACATAACTAGAAACGCAGAAAAATCTACTGCTATACCAAGTAGCATATCTACTTACAGAGATTCAGTTAGAACTAAACAAGCAAGTATGGAAACTGCAATTACAAATGCAAGTGATACTCCAGCATTAGAAACTTTATACACATACACAGAACAAGAAGATGGTACTGTAACAAGACCATTAGGTGAACTTCCAATATTGGAGAGTTAATGATTATTCTTGGAACTAACTCCATAAAAGACACAGGCTATGATGTAGCTAACTCATTAAGGTTTAATAGTGGTAGTAGTGATAGGTTAGAAAGATCAAAAGGTGCAACTGAAACAAGTTTGCGAATAGGTACTTTTAGTTTCTGGGTTAAAAGAGTTGCACTTGGAACAGATTCACCAATTTATAGTAATGAAGTAGCAGATGGAAATAACAGAGGTTATATAACAATAACTGCTGGTAATGCTCTTTATATACAAGATGACAATAGTGGTGGTGCAGCAGATACAGAATTATTAACAACACAAGTTTTTAGAGATACAAGTGCTTGGTCGCATTTTGTAATTGCCTTTGATACCACACAAGGAACAGCAGCAAATAGATGTAAAGTTTATCATAATGGCACTCAAATAACTTTATTTTCAACAGAAACTTATGCAACTTTAAATGAAGATTTAAAAATATTTGAAGGTGGTCAAACAAATAAAGAATTAGTGGGTCAAATATATGGTGCACAGTATTCATCAATGTATTTATCAGAATTTGTTTATATTGACGGACAACAACTAGCACCTACAGATTTTGGAGAATTTGACGAAGATAGTGGAATATGGAAACCAATAGATGTATCTGGTTTAACCTTTGGCAACAATGGATTTTATTTAGAATTTAAAGGTTCAGGAACAAGTGCAAATAGTTCTGGTATAGGTGCTGATACATCTGGTAATGATAATCATTTTACAGTTGTTAACCTTACAGCAATAGATCAATCTACTGACACTTGCACAAATAATTTTGCAACTTTAAATCCATTAGAAAATTTTTATAACCAAAGTACATTTTCAGAGGGTAATTTACAAGTTGCAGTAGGTTCTTCTCAATATTCATACAATTTAAGCACAATAGGAGTATCAAGTGGTAAATGGTATTGTGAAATGAAACCAACATCAGCTGGTGCAACTACAGATAGCTATGCAGTTGGGATTACATCAACACAACCTGTAAGTAGTTCACAAGTTTTAGGTTACCACCCAAACGATGTTGCCTATAGAGGTAATGGAAATAAAAAAATTAACAACAGCGATACTTCTTATGGTAATTCATATACAACAAATGATATTATAGGTATAGCTTTAAATCTTGATGATAACGAAGTAAAATTTTATAAAAATGGTACAGTTCAAAATTCAGGAACTGCAATATCAATTACAGCACCAGCAAGTACAGGTTTAGGAAATTATTTTTTTGGTGTTAGTTATATTAACACATCAAATACAGCTACATTTCAAGCAAACTTTGGCTCTCCACCTTTTGCAATCTCATCAGGCAACACAGATGGTAATGGCTATGGAAACATGGAATATGCAGTTCCAAGTGGCTACTATGTTTTGAATAGCAAGAACTTATCGGAGTTTGGATAATGAGTTACACTAACGGATTAGATAAACCATCAGATTATTTTAATACAGTTCTTTATACTGGTAATGGTGGTAATGGTCATACAATTTCTGGGGTTGGATTTCAAAGCGATCTTACATGGTTAAAGTCAAGGAGTAGTGCAATTTCACATATGTGGATTGATTCTGTAAGAGGAGTTAATACTGTTATAAATTCAAACACAAATGATGCTGAAACTACTTTTAATTGTTTAGACCCTTGGAACTCAGATGGATTTGTATTATCTAATAATACTAATTTTAATGGTAATGGAGTAACATTCGCAGCATGGAACTGGTTAGCTTCTAATGGCACAGCTAGTAATACAGATGGTACTATAAATTCTACAGTTTCAGTTAATACTACAAGTGGATTTTCAATTGTGTCTTATACAGGTACAGGTGTTGCAAATAAAACTATTGGTCATGGTTTAGGAACTAAGCCTAGTATGATAATAGTTAAAAATAGAAGTATTGTAGAAGAATGGAGAGTTTGGCATCAAAAGTTAGCTGGAGCAGATTATAAACTTATTTTAAATGATGCAGGTGCAGCAGACCAATCAAACTCTGTATTTAATGGTCAATCTGCAACAACATTTACAGTTGGTGCAGACGGCTCAGTTAATAAAGATGGAACATCTATAATTGCCTACTGCTTCGCAGAGAAACAAGGCTACTCAAAATTTGGAAGCTACACAGGTAATGGAAATGCAGATGGAAGTTTTATTTACACAGGATTTAAACCTGCTTTTGTTATGATTAAAAAAACTACTGGTACAGATGGTTGGTGGCAAATAGAAGATAATAAAAGAAGTCCAGAAAATGTTGCTATTAAAGCAATTTTTGCTAATGTAAATGATACAGAATATAGTGGTGCTAATTATGCTACAGACTATCTTTCTAATGGATTTAAAATAAGAAATAGCACAGCAGGATCAAACACAAGTGGACAAGTATATATTTACATGGCTTTTGCCGAGAACCCTTTTGTAACATCAACTGGTGTACCAGCTACAGCAAGATAATCAACAAAGGAGATAGTTATGCAATTATCAAAACATTTTACTTTAGAAGAATTTGAAAAGTCTATGACAGCAGTTCGTAAAGGAATTGAAAACAAAGCTGGTGCTGGAGAAATTAAAAACCTTACTGATCTATGCTATGGAGTATTAGAGCCTGTAAGAGCAAAATTTGATAAACCAATTACAATAACATCTGGCTATCGTAGTCCTGAACTTTGTGAAGCCATTGGTAGTAAAAAGACCTCACAGCATACTCTTGGAGAATGTTCAGATTTTGAAATAGCTGGTGTCAGTAATTTAGAAGTAGCTTTATGGATTCAAGGCAATACAGATTTTGACCAACTTATTTTAGAATATTATACTGGAGAAGCTAATAGTGGTTGGATTCATTGTAGCTTTAAAGAAGGTAGCAATAGAAAACAAGTTTTGACATATGATGGCTCATCATATAAAAATGGATTACCTGATGCTAAATGGTCAGGTGGAAAATTAAGTAATTAATATGGCTAAAAAAACTAAAACTAAAAAAGTTCCTAAAGGTTATCATAGAATGCCAAATGGCAAACTGATGAAAGATTCAGCTATGAAAAAAAGAAAGAAAAAATACTAATGGCTATGAAGAAACCTATATATTCTAAAGCTAGACCAAAAAGTTTAGGAAA